GGGTGCACGCTCTTGAGCAGCTCGATCGCCGTGTCCTCGTTCTCGACGAGTCCCCACGGGGTGTCGTCCGCCACCGCGAAGTCGACGCCGCCCATCTCGGGGTCGCCGGCGCGGAGCCGCTCGAGGAACATCCAGAGCGGGCCGGCGCGAACTTCGCCGGCCGTTCCGGAGACGATCGTCATGCCCTCGGGTCGGGTGTCCTGGAGCGGCAGGATGCCGGCGAGCAGCGCCGCGCCTTCGGTGGGCTCGACTTCCTGCGACTCGTCGATCCACGACACGTCTGCGGCCTTCCCGCGGAACGCTTTCGCGTCGGGTCGCACGACGTAGAACGCGGAGCCATTGTCGAAGTACACGCCGGCCTTCGTGACCGATCGGTAGATGATGAAACCGCGGCCGGACTTCTCGGGCTCCTCGAACGGCACGACGTCGGCACCGAACAGTGACTCGGCGCGCTGCTGTGCTTTGGGCTTGCGCTTGACGTTGCGGAGCCACGGCGGCACGCCGTCGTCCTCCGCGGGGTTCATCCGGTCGAGCCCGTCGCGCGCCCACTCGTCGAGGTTGGCGACGCCCGACATGCCGTCCTGTGCGGAGTACGTGACCTTGTACCGCTTCCGCGACACACAGCGGCCGAGAGCCCAGCAGAGGATCGTGGTCGTCTTGCTCGCGCGGCGGGGAACCTCGATCGCGTTGACCTGGAGGCCGGCGTTCAGTGCGTCGGCCATGAGGAGCTGCTGCGGCTGCAACGGCTCGAACGCCGGCTCGAGCGCGCGCAATGCGGCGACCGCCTCGAGGTCGTCGAGATCGACGAGCGCGTAGCCCATCAGCGCAGCACCCTCGAGGAACTCTCGGCGCAATTCCTCCGTGTCGTCGAGGGGTCCGCACCATCGCGGTGCGATCCCGCTCGATCGCACTTTTTCCCAGGTCGTGTGAGAAAATCCGGCGCTGCCTACAGGCGGAGGTTCGATCGGATTCTCAAAAGATTGAGCCTCTTTGGCCTCGATTACGCTCACTTTGTCGTCTCCATCACTGCGCGAGTGATGAGCTGCGCGATGCGCTGCCAGTCAGCTACCGGCGCGAGGCCGAGCGCCGCGACGACGTGCGCCCATTCGTTCGGAGTCAATGCGACATTGACGAGCGATCCGTGCATCCACTCGTCGGTGTCGGAGGTGTCGTCGTGCTCGTTGTTCACCATGGCCGGATGCCCTTCTTCGCGTTGCGGTGTCGGTTGGTCACGGCTGCGCCCATGCGCCCGCCGGCTCGGAGGTTGCATCCGGCGTGAGCTGCGCCCGTGTTCGCTCGAGTCGTGCGTCCGCCCTTGGATGCGGGGGTGACGTGGGCGACGTGCCACTTCTGCTCCTTGTGCACGGGCCGACCGCACTCGACGCACGGCATCGGCAGCCGAGCCTCGATCTCGGGGCGGAGCTTGTGGGTCGCCGACGTGTGCTTGCTCGAGCGGTGATGCTGGCTCACTGCTCGAGCCCTCGCAGTCGCGCGCGGGCGTAGGCGTAGTCGTACGCCTCCCGCCAGGTCGGCAGCACGTGGAACTCCTGGCCCGCGTAGACGACCCAATGTCCGGCGAGCACTGCGGACTCCTCGACGCGCCAACGGACGGGGACGCGCCGGCGCTCGTCGCTGACCATCGCCTCCCACGTCATCGCTGACTCACCCGCTGAGCGATCGACGTCACGACGCATCCGAGCGTCCAGCCCCACAGCGCCACGAGCAGCACCGTCGCTGCGTCAGTGAGCGCGAGCGTGCCGATGAACGTGACGCCGAGCGTGAGGACGATCGCCGTCACGACGATCAGCACGACGTACGCCCGGACGGGCATCGGCTCCTCGATGATGAGTGGCTCGTCGGCGGCGTAGGGGACGTGCAGTCCGTGGCACTCGCAGCAGCATCCGCCGCTGATAGCGCAGGCGAAGTGCTGCCCGTCGCGGCAGTCCAGCGACACGCTCATGCGGACGCCTCGAGCTTGCATCCGAACTCGCAGTGACGGTCGTCGACGAGCTGGTGTCCGCACGCCGCACGGCGCGAGTTATCCACAGGTCGCGCAGCGGTCCTCTGTGGTTGCGCTGGGTAGTGAGTATTTCTCTTCTTAACTTGGTCTTCTATAGTCGTCGGATTTCCCGACGCGGTGGAGCCAACGTAGGCCGAACCTACGTTGGCCGAACCTACGTTGGATTTCCCGGCGTAGGTGGCGGTGCGCTCGAGGCCCGGAATCATCGGCTGAGGTGCCGGGATATCGAACGGATCCTGGAGCTTCCAGATGGTCCCTCCGAGGCGTCCTCCGCGGCGCTCTCGGTGGCGCGTCAGGTAGCCGGCTGTCTCGAGTTCGGTGACCATCGTCCGCATTGCGTCGCGGCCCTCGAGGCCGACTGCTGACAGGCCCGCGATCGACAGTTCATAGCCGGCCTCGTGGGTCATCAGTTCGGCGAGCAGGCCCCGCGCAGCTCGGCTTAGACGCCGGTCGCGGAGCCACTGGTTGGGCAGCTGCGTGAAGTCGCGCTCGAAGCGCATACGCTCGCGGTGGAGCACACCGCCGTTCGGGTTGGTAGCCATGTCTCAGTCCTCGTCCGTGCTCACTTTTTTGAGCACGATCCACAGGTTTCTGCACAGGCGTTGCACACGTCCGCATTTCGGACGGCGTGTCGTGATTATTGAGCACGCCGCGCGCTAATCTGAGTCCCATGACCATGATGAATGTCGAGTCGACGACGGTGGCCGCGCGCCTCCGCGATGCTCGTGTGCTGGCGGGGCTGGATCAGGCGCAGATGGCGGCAGCGCTCGGGGTGGGACGCACGACGATCTCGAACTGGGAGCGCGGACTTTCCGAGCCGTCCGTGTCGCAGTTCATCGCGTGGGCGCGTGAAACGAAACAGGCCGCCGATCAGTTGATCGACGGCCTGCCTGGTGTGGTGCGCCCGAAGGGACTCGAACCCCTAACCTTCTGGTCTGTAGTCGCCCCCAACTTCTGGACGGGCGAGCGCTTAACTGCCTGGGCGAGTCTAAGCGACGTTCTGAGCGTCTGAGCCCTGGGTGACTACTGGTTTCACATCGGTGCGGCTACTGGGATCGATGCCCGCGACTCACCCGCGAAACGTGAGCGACTCGCGAGCACCACAGGATCAGTTCATGCACACGCACCTACCCGGGGCGGCGTGGTCGGAGTCGATCGCGGCGTTCATCACAGCACAGACCGCGAGCGGGGTTGCTCGCACGTCCACCTACACCCGAAGACAGCACCTCCAGCACATCGCCTCCCGTGTCCCCTACGGGCCGTGGCAGCTCACGACCGACGACATCGCCGGCTTCATGGCCCAGCACGATTGGGCGCAGGAGACGCGCCGCTCGCGCCTGACGACGTATAGGGCGTTCTACGGATGGGCGGTCAAGACGGCACGCATGGCGGCCGATCCGACCGAACCGATCGACAAAGTCAAGCCGGGTAAGCCGAACCCGCGGCCGGTGCCCGATCGGGTCTACCTCGCCGCGCTCGCGCAGGCCGACGACGACGAGCGGCTATGGATCGACCTCGCCGCCGAGCACGGTCTACGGCGTGCGGAGATCGCGTGTATCCACTCGGACGACATCGTAGAGACGTTGCTCGGGCACGACCTGATCGTGCACGGCAAGGGCAACAAGACGCGCGAGGTGCCGCTCACTCGTGCGATGGCGATCGCCCTCCTCGATCGGGTGAAGCGTCAGGGGCGCGGCCACCTGTTCCCCGGCGACGAGGGCGGGCACGTCTCGGCTCGTTGGCTCGGCACCCGCGTGAACCGGCTGCTCGATGGCCCGTGGACGATCCACAAGCTGCGGCATCGCGCCGCCACGCGGTTCTGGATCGCCTCGAGCGGTGACCCGTACGTGGTCGCGGACCTGATGGGGTGGGCGTCGCTCGCGATGGTGCGCACCTACGTGAAGCTGCCCGACGATCGCAAGCGGTCGATCGTCGAGGCGGCATCTCGGGGCGGCTCCGCGCTGGTCTAGAGTCTCGCTCATGGGGAACAAGCACATCGCCGCCGGCGCGCTTCTCGTGGCCGCTCTCGTCCTCGCCGGCTGTACGCCGGCGGCTGACCCTCGAGAGGCCGCGCGCGCGGCTGTCGACGTCGTGTTGCAGACGGGCGCACTCGGTAACGCGGATCAGTATGACGAGATCGCTGACGGGATCGTCGACGAGGCCCTGCGTCTGTGCGACGACAGCACCGGCACGTCGGGATGGCGTGCCGGTGCTGAGTCGACGCCTGAGGTCGTCGAGGCGTTCGACGCGGCTCAGGCGGCAGGCTGCTAGGTCGTCGGCACCTGGCGCGCGAGGGCCACCTTCTCCTCATTCACTCGAGCGAGCTCGGCGTCCTTCTCCGCGAGCTTCTCGTGCAGCGCCGATAGGGTGCCGTTGGTCTGCTTCTGCACGACCTCGATGCGCTCCTGCACCTTGCCGAGACCGTAGAGCAGCACGATCGCGCTGGTGAGGATGCCGGCGAACGTGACGATCATCTGAATGAACGTCGCGGTCGCGTCGGGCCGGAAGATGAACAGCAGCACGGCCCCGATGACGCCGAACAGGACGATCAGTGCCACCGCGGCGAACGCGAGGTTCTTGGACAGCACGGGGCCGTTGTTGTTGTTGGACATGGTTGCCTCTCTGATTGCGCGGAGTGCGCGTCGGGTGGTCACTGGAAGAAACGGCCGGCGTTCAGTCGCTCCTGGACGCGTCGGATGGTCTGCGACTTGTCGGCGTCGAGGTAGCCGTCCGGGGGGACGCCCAGGTAGCTCTGGAGCGCCCAGATGGTGCGGGTCTTGCCGACGCGCAGACCGACGTTGGAGGCGAGGCCGGACCCGTCGACGGCGAGGGACTTGCCCTCCCAGTCGCGCGCGCCGGCGACGTTGAGGCACTTCTGCAGCGTCGACACGAACTGAGATGTGGGCACGCTGATCTTGCCGTCCGCGGGGGTGCCGAGATCGATCTGCCACTCCCGGATCGTGTTGAAGCCCAAAGCGCCGTCGACGTGCAGCGCTCCGGGCGCGGACTGCCCGATGCGGGCGGCGATCCATGCCATCGGTGGTGTCGTGTTGCCGTGCTCGGCGATCTCGAAGTGCGCGTTCACGCCCTTCGCGTTGCCGCTGCGGCCCATGACGCCGATGGTCTGTCCTTCGGCGACCTTCGCGCCGACGCGGACGGCCATCGACTCGAGGTGCATGACGCGGCTCGTGATGCCTCCGCCGTGGTCGATGCGGACGGTCGTGCCGCCGGCGGAATTGAGCCAGCCGGCGAAGATCACCGTGCCGGGGAGGATGGCTTTCACCTCGCGATAGCCGATCGTGTCGTCTCCGTAGTGGAAGGACGACGCACCCCCCGTGCGGGGGCCGTAAGGGCTCGAGACCTTGGGCTTGGTCTTGGTTCCGTTGGGGTAGAGCATGGTGGATCGATCCTTTCGTCAGGCGTAGTCGGCCGGGTTGGTGTTGGTGTCGGCGTAGTAGCGCCCGCCGGGGGTGAGCACCTGGCGGGTGTACTCGGCGTAGTCCGCTGCCGCCACCTGAGCGAACGTGCGGCCGGATACGTCGAGGTCTTCCACGTACCCGCGGAGGAACACGCGCGAGCTGTGAGCGGCTGCGACAGCGGGAGCGTCGCCGACCGGCTGACCGGCCACGATGAACTTGCCCGCCACATTCGCGAGCGCGGCGGGGGGTGCGCCGGCGGGCGACCACGAGTTGATGCCGAGCGCCGAGAAGGCGGGCGCGATCGTCGCTGCCTGCTGAGTGTTTCCGGTCGGGACCGCTTGCGCGCCTTCCAAGCGGGTGGGGTTGTTCGTGCTGCTCGGGTAGGTGTTCTGCGCGGTCACGTTGCCGTCGCTGTTCCGGAACAGTCGTGCGGCCCATGTACCCGTCGCGTTGTTCGCGGGGTCGCCGATGAGCACCACGTGCTCGACGGTCCCGACGACGGCCCCGTTCGCTCGTGTCACGCGGTACCACGCGGAGACGTACACCTTCCGGTTGGCGCGCAGCCGTTCCCGGATCGCAGCGGGCAGGTTGATCGACACTTCCGAGCCGGCGGGGACCGCGAGCGACTGCCGAGTGATGCCGTGCAGTCCACCCTTGGCGGAGCGTTCCACCAGGCCGTACGTCGGCGCACCTTCGGTGAATCCCGCGGCGCGAGCGAAGGTCGCGGACAGCGACGATTCGTCGCCTGCGCCGAGCAGCGCGCGTGCTTGCTGCCATGCGAGGTTCGGAATGAGCGCACCCTGCGCAGGGACGCCGGCGACCGGGTTCGCGGGGTGCGCGAGTTCGATGAGCGCGAGCGCGCCCGCTGCGGGGAGCAGGTTGTCGATGAGGTCGGCGCGGGGGCGGTCGGTGGGCGGGTTCACGCCCGTCAATTTGATGAAACCGGCCATGTTTACAGCCATCCTCTCTGGGTGAGTTCTGCGTGGAATCGGTGCGCGATGCGGTCGTGCGCAGCGGCGGTGTAGTGGATCGTGTCGGCGGGCTGCATGATCGACGGCGGCGGTGCGTCGCCGGCCATGCACGCGATATCCGTGGCTGTCGGGGTGATGCCGAGTTCGTAGATCACCTCGTGCACGATGTAGCTGCGCAGGTCGACGTACTCGTGGGGGTGCAGGACGGCGAGTGTCTTGTTCGTCTCGATGACCCGGTTGTACGCGGCGCTGCCCGCACGTTCGGTGGTCGCGTTGAGCGGTCCCGCGATCAGGAACCGGGGGCGGAGCGGGGTCAGCGATCCGATCATGAGCTCAACGCCGCTCACGATCCGGGATACTGCGTCGACGCTGAACACGTCGTTGCGGCCCGGGTAGAAGATCGCCACCTTGTCGAGGTGCTGGAGGAGCGGCGGGACGAACGTCACCGGTCCCGGCGCGGGCACGGGATCGCCCGGTGCCGTGCGGGTGAACGTGAGCGCCCCCGCGGTGCTGCGGAGCTTCCCCACGACGCCGCCGAGCGAGCCGTCAAAGTCGTAGGTGCCCGACCATCCGAGCGTCTGGAGCGCCGTTACGGCGACTGCACCCGCCGCGGGAATCGCGCCGCCCGTGACGGTAACCGTGAGCACCTGTCCGCCTTGACGTAGCGCGATCTCGTCGGTGGTCTGACCCGCGACGCCGCCGCGGATCGTCGTCCCGGGGATGAGCGTGTCGAGAACGGCCGGCCACGACTGGGCTTCCGTCATCTGAGAGCGGCCCCAGTAGTCGGACAGGGAGTCGCCCATGCACACCACGACAGACGCGTCCGAGACGAGCCGTCGCACGTTGCCGAACGCGTCGCGGCCGAACTGGTTGCGCGGTCCCTTCACGAGCCGGTCGACAACGCCGGTGCGATCGGGCGTGATCGTCGAGGCCTGCCGCGCAGACCACCGCTCGAGCACTTCCGCGGGCACGTCGCCGTGCTCGTCGACGACGAGTTCGGTCACCCGGCCGTTGTCGCCGATGAACCCGGCGTAGGGCGTAGACCATCCGGAATCGAGGTAGAGGCCGGCGGCGCGCTGGCGGCGGGACCACTCCTCGATCACGCGGTCTGGAACCGCGCCCGCCTCGTCGACGACGAGATCCGTCTCGCGCCCGTTCTCGCCGATGAATCCGGCGACCGCATCCGATTCGTCCAACCCGGTTCCTTCCGTCCCGCCGTAGACCACGCCCTGCTCGTCGATGACGTCCGTGACGGCGGCGATGGTTGCCGCACGGATGGTGGGGTCGCTGTTCAGCTCCGCGACGACCCGCCCGTGCACCATCGCCGGCACGGCAGTCTTCAGTGCGTCCGTGCCCTTGTTCAGCAGCCCGGAGAAACCGTCTCCGTCGTCGGTGAGGTCGGATTCTTCGTACGTGTAGAACCCGTCTGCGTCGTAACCCATCAGGCCACCTCTCGTATGCGGACGGACATTTCGTCGTCCGGTAGCTGCCAGCGCACCGCCGAGACCCGGCCGGTGAGCGTTCCCCGCGGCGACACGTACTTGCCGGTCTGCCCGGGTGTCAGGTCGTACGTCGACACCGCGACAAGCTCGAGCGCGCGTCCTCGCGGTCGGAGCTGCTTGAGCATCGCGGCGGCGCGTCCGGTGCCAGGGAAGGGCTTGTCGTACCGGATCACGAGCGCCTTCTCAGGGTTCGGCGCACCCGGATATGCGGTGTCGTAGTACGTCTGCCCCTCCCACGTGTAGATGAGGATCACGGCAGTCACCCAGCCCTCGTCTCGGGAGCGCTTCTCGACGGCGTTGACGACCGAGCGATCGGGGCCGGACGATCGCAGGGTGACCGTTCCGGATGCGGCCCGGTTCGGCGCCATGCGCCATAGCCCGTTCTCGTCGCACCAAACCATCTGTTCGTGCTTTCGGGTGAGCGCTTGGAGTCCCTCGATGCCGGTCTGACCGGTCGTCAGCGTGGCCTCATCGCCGATCGCCGTCGGGTTTGGACCGGACCAGGACGCGAGCCCCTCTGGGAACCCGCCCTTCTCCAGAAACCAGTTCACGCGCGCGACGAGGTTCGCGCCCGGGGCAGTCACCGGGCCGGCCCCGGAGTGCGTCCAGTCGGTCAGGCGCGCCTCTCCCGACGCGAGCTTGATCTGCACGGACGCGGCAGCCCAGTCGATCGACGTTTCGCGCAGCATCAGGAGCCACGCGCGCTCCTCCGATCGCTTGGCGTGGCCGGGAATCTCGTAGTCGTGGTAGGTCGAGGCGGACACATCGGCGAGGGTTCCGCCGGCGAACTGTGCGGTTAGGTCGGAGAGCGTCGTGCCGCGGTACTTCCGGGTCAGGTCCGACACACGGTCAATCCGGCCGAGCAGCCGGCGGATTTCCACCGTCACCCATGTGTCGTCCGCTTGCGGGTCGATCGAGGCGATCTCGCCGTCGCCGAGAGGGCACGTGAGCGTGCCCTGCACGTACGGCATCCACTCCTCGTCCATCTCGATCGAGGCGGTCGTGACCTCGAGCACGATCGGGGCGTCGACGTGCACCGTCACGGATGACTGATGCTCAGACAGCACGGGCACTCAGATCACCGCCTGGTAGGGCACGACGACGACCCACGTCGACTGCGTGTCTGGGTCCAGCTCGAGGCGTGCTTCGCCGCCGTCCTGGAGGACGTAGCGGAAGTTCAGCACCGACACGTCGGGGTCGGTGAGGGTGAACACGGCCGGGAGCTGGTGCGCGGTGTAGCAGTCGGCCGCGGCGATTGCGGCGTCGAATACGAGACGCAGTTCTCCCGTCGATGGGGATGCGGGGCGCAGCGTGTGTACGGGGGGGCCGTCGAGGATTTCGTGCGACTTGACGCGCGATCGGGAGCGGAGTGATGCTGACTGGACGGCCGCGATGTCGGGAACGATCGCAGTGCCGCCGGCGTAGGTGATTGTCGTCATGCGAACGGCACCCCCGCTCGAGAGCCCTGCGTTCGCACCTTCATGTCGAAGGTGTTGTTGCGGAGCTGCCAGATCAGATCGTCGACCGCTGTGCGGTTCACTCGGGCGTTCACATGCACCGTCGCTTGCATCCCGTCCGTGCTGTAAATCTTGCGTTCGATGGCGTCGATGTCGCTCGTCGCTTGACCCGTCTCCGCGTCGACGTAGACTTTCGAGCCGTCCGGGAGGCTGTACACGGCGTCTCCGAATTCGTCGACCTCGCGCGTTGCACCCTCTGTGTTTGCCGCCATCTCGGCGAGGTACTGCGAGTACGCGTCGGCGCGCTGCGAGCCGGCCTCCATCTCGCCCGTGAGCTTCTCCATGGAGCGCTGCCCGGCCTCGACGGCGTCTCCGAGGTCGTACGCTGCGCCGGCGCTGCTGTCGACTTGCGTCTCCTGCTCGGCGAGCCGGCGGGCAGCCTCCGCCGATCGATCGGCGAGGGACTGCTGCGCGGCGTTCAGCGCCCACGTCTCGCCGGCCATCGCGGCGACTGCGGTCCCGACCTCGACGCCCCAGTTCTTCGCGTTCTCCTGCGCTTCCTTGAACCGGCCCTCGGTGTCGGTGATGATCTCGAGCGCCCGCGCCGTGGTGACTGCGGACGTGAGCACGCGACCGCCGGCCTCGATGTAGGCGTTCGCCCACTCGGACGCTGCCTCCTCGGATGCCTCCTGCGCGAGGCCCATGTCCTCGAACCCCTTGACGGCGAGACCGATACCGGCGGCGGCGGCGAGGCCGGCGACAGCGCCGGCGGGACCGAACCCGACAAACGCGTTCGCGGCCGTCTCCTGGAACATGTCAGCGATCGATTCGGCCGAGCCGTCGAACGATGCCGCGGCCTCGCGGGCGGTGCTGTTGGCTTCGTCCTTGAACTCCTCCGCGCCCTGCTCGGCTTTGCGGAACCCGTCGTCGATGTCGTCGCCGGCGGACTTGCCGGCGCGGCCGGCGCGGGTGATCTCGTCGCGGAGATCGGCGATCTCGTCTTTCGCGCTGTCCGTTCGGCGCTGTGCGTCGCGCATCCCGTCCTCGAGCTGCCGCGTCGCGTCGTCGCTCTTGTCGCCCAGCTTCTCGAGCAGCTCGGAGGCGTCGGTGAGCGGATCGATGACGCCGCGCTGAATGCCCGACATTGCCGCCCGCGTGTCGGCGGCGACCGAGATATCAATGCCCTTTGGCATCAGCTTTTCCCCTCGAGTGCTTCGTGTATGGATCGCACGAACGTCTGGACGTACATGGCGAGGATTCGCGGGATGATCTCCGCCGCGGCGGGATAGACCACGCGGCCGGCTCGTTTGTTCGGCTCGAGCTGCCGGGTGGTGTGGCGGGTCGACGTGTAGTCGGTCCCACGGCGCTGGGAGCGCACGCGGCGCTGCTTGCCCCGGTCGGCTCCCCACTCGATCGCGCCGTACTCCTCGGAGGGCTTGAGCCCTCCCGAGCGGCTGCGACCGATCGCGGCGGACGTCAGTCGCACGTTCTGGTCGGACACCTTCACGCGCGCCGTCGCGACGAGCACGAGTCGCTCGAGCGTGGTCGCTGCCTTGCTCGAGAGCAGCTCCTGCCACGCCTGCGCGGCCATTGTGCGGAGGCTTCCCCGCGCGTGCTTCCTGGCCTCCCGGTCGAGGTTCCGGAGCCCGCGCAGCACGGTCAGCAGCTCCCTGCTGCTGTACGCGCTGACCTTGAGCATCCGGAACCCCTGAGCCGAGATCAGCCGGCGGCCGCGACGGGCGTGCGCTCCGGCGTGCCGAGCACGGGCAGCGTGACCGACGCCTGTCCGAACTGGTCGACGTCGCCGCCGATCTCGCCGGCCTGCGCGATCAGCTCGCCGGAGAACGCGGTGCCACCGTCGAGGGGCTCGACGCTGTAGGGCAGCTTCTCGCCCTCGTGCTCGAGCAGGTACGTCGAGAGGGACGTGGCGGACTCGTGGTCCTGCCCGAAGTTGATCGTGAGCACCCACGTGGCGAGTCCGGATCGGGTGTGACTCGATCCACGCTTGAGGCCCTTGAATGTGGCAGTGGCGTAGGACGGGGTGAGCTTGAACCCCGAAACCTCCTCCTCGAAATCGTTGGTGCCGAGCGTGACTTTGGACTCGGTGAGGAACGTCGGTTCGAACATGGGTTACCCCTTCTTGATGGCGGTGAGTGCCTCGAGCTGGATGTCGTAGCACGTGTACTTGGACTGGAACGCGGCCTTCTCGGCTCCGCGGAATGCGACCCAACGGATCGCCTGGATCGGGGCGAGCAGCTCGTCGAGCAGTTCGTCGAGGGAGACGTCGGCCTGTGACGGGTCTTGATGCTCCGACACGACGGTGAGCACGAACGTCGGCACGAGCACGCCCTGCGCGACCGTGGAGCGCGCGACGCCGGCGAGCTTGAGCATGAGGGTGGGCTTCGCGAGGCGGTCGAGCTTTCGCTGCACGGGCACCCACTGGAACCGTCCCGGCTCGATGTCCGCGAGTAGCTCGTTCTCGAGGCGCGCGCGCAGCTCCGCGTAGCCGGCCATCAGTCGCCCTCGCGATCGTGGCCGGTCGCCGGCGTGCCGCCCCGCTGCGGGCGCATCATGCGACGCGCCTCGCGGGCGAGCCACGGCGGGCTGTAGTCGAACCCTTCCGCGCCAATCGATCCGGCCTCGTCGGCGAGAGCGTCGTTCCACATGCCGCGCACGAGCGTGAGCTGTGCGAGACGGATCGACGAGTCGCTGGGACACTCCGGGTCGTCCTCCTCCGGGAGCCACGCCACGCACGCGTCCTTGGCGGCGTCGAGCATCTCCTGGAGCATGTCGTCGTCGATGCTTTCGGCGTCGCTCCAGCGCTCGAGCACTTCGTCAGGCGTGAGCCATTCAAGGGCCATGGGGACGCTCCTCGCTTGGTGGGTGGGGTGGGCGATACGGCCCGCGCTGGTGTGCCGGCAGCGCGGGCCGTACCGGGTCAGGGCGCGTCGGGGGTGCCGATGTGCACGAGCGCCTCGGGGCGGCGCACGAACTTCTGGAGGTAGCCGTGCACGGCCTCGTCGACGCCACCCTTCGCGATCTCGAGTGCGTTGACGTGGAGCGGGCCTCCGGGCAGCTCGTCGAACTCGATCGCGTAGTCCGCGCCGACGATGACGCTCGAGGTGTCCTCGACGCCGGTGTCGCCCTGCACGACCGTGACGCGGCCGTTGCGGCCCTCGACGGTGGCCGTGCCGTCGAGTCCGACGCTGATGTTCACGAACTCGGGAACGAGATCCTTGGGCGTGTAGATCAGCTCCTCGAACGCGAGCGTGTTCGCGATCGAGAACGTCGGGGTGTCGCGGCGACCGTCTGCCTTGCGGCGCTTCACGGCGAGGATGCCCTGGATGAGCTGGCCCATCGCGCCGGCGTAGTCGTGGCCGTCGACGCCGGGGTAGACCGACGGGGCGATCGGAGCGCCGGCGGTCGCCACGATGAGGGCGCGAGCCTTCTCGTCCGACCACATGAGGTAGTCCGTCTCGAGCTCGGCGAGGAACGCCTCGACGACCTCGGAGCCGCCGGGGAGATCGAAGAATTCCCGGCCGATGTCGGCGCCGCGGGCGTACCGCTCGAGGGTCGATTCGGACGTGACCGTGTGACCGACCCCGGAGTTGATCTCGGTCTTGTTGCCGGCCCAGGTGCCGTCGCCCCAGGTGGGGTTGCCGGTCGTGCCGCGGCGGAACTTGAAGCCCTTCTTGCCGCCGGCGCTGATGTCGGTGCCGAGCTTGCACAGGTTGATGTACTCGCGGACGTACGTCTCGCCGAGATCGATTCGGCCGAGCCAGCTCTGCTGGATCACGCCGGCGGCGGGGAGCGCGCCCGCGCCGCTGATCTTGATGTCGCTCAGCGCGGCGAGCACTTCGCGCGAGCCCTGGTCAAAGGGGTTCTTGCGCAGCGACGAGATCGCGGCGAGCACCTCCTGCTTGTTCACGCGCGGGGCGGTGATCGCGGGGCCGTCGCCGGGGAGGCTGACGGTGGCCTGCACATCGGTGGTGTTCTGATCGGCCACGTCGGCCTCCTGTTCTTCGTTGGGTTCGCCCGTGACTTGGGTCACGGTGGTCGTGCTGGTGTTCTCCTCGACGCGACGCCAGGTGTTGCCCTCGTCGTCGGTGTACTCGGTGATGTACTTGCTCGAGCTGCTGGCCTCAGGGGCGGTGTAGGGGTCGGGGGTGTCGGCGGCGAGCACCATCGCGGACGCGAACGCGCCCTGCTCGACGAGCGCGCCGGCGGCGAGCGGGCCTCCGGTCGCCTTGCCGGCCTTGATGCCCGTCCGGAACTCACCCGACAGCCGCCGGCGCTTACCGTTCGGGTCGCGAGCGTCTGCCAGTGCGGCGTCGCCGGCGGGGGTCTTCGGGATCGTGAAGGTCGCCATGATGCCGCGCGGCTCCTCCCACACGCGGGTCGCGCGCCCGACCGGGCTGTAGCGGTCGTGGTCGAGGTTGAGCGACATCAGGGACGGATCGGCCGGCAGCTCGAGCACGCCGGCCGTGACCTCGAACATGCCGACGTTCGTGCGGCCGATCTCGTTGTACGGGACGAGCAGTCCCGTGATGGTGCGGTCGTCGAGGTTGGCGAGTACCTCGCCGCCCTCGATCTCGATCAGGTCGTCCATCAGTCCTCCGTGGGTGTGCCGGTCTGCGCCGGGGTGGTCGTGGCGAAGTCGAACCGCACGCGGGTGCCGCGCGGCACCATGTCGTCCGTCGACAGCGCGTGCTCGAGGGGAGCCGTCCAGAACGCGAGGCGATCTTGCAGCTCCGTCGCCTCCGTCTCCTGCGTCTCGTACGTGAGCGACGACTGCGGCTTAGCGCCGTCGAGGGCGGAGGCGTTCAGGTTGAGATAGTTCGCGATGTCGATGCGCACAGCGTTGCGCGCGTCCATCAGGACGTTCGGCGCTTCGCCGGCCTCGAGGCGAACATTCACCTTCGCCGGCGCGAAGAAAATCGCACCGTCCGGGCTGCTCAGCGCCTCCGCTACGGCGGTCACGTACTTGCTCGCCTCGCGCTTCGTGAAGTCGCCGTCGTTCTTCTCCTCGAGGATCACGGTCGGCGTGGGGTTCCGGACACGCGACGCCCATGCCCGCTCGATCGACTTCGCCGCGCGGATCGTCTCGGAGGCAACCGTGAGCAGCCCGTCGAACGGGCCGCGCAGCAGCTTGTACTCGCCGGCCGGCACGGGCTTCTTGTCGACGTGCACGACGCCGTCCTTGTCGACGCTCCAGCGGTCGTAGGGCACGTGGCGGGCGTCCTGCACCGGGCCGAGCGTGCCGTCAGGTGCGGAGCCGCGAGCGAGCAGCCACAGCGACCACGGGTAGAAAATCCAGTCGTCGAGCGTGTGCGCCATGCGCTCCCACGGCGTCTCCGTCGTGTCCGTGCGGTAGAGCCACGACTGCTGCGACGAGACGTCCTCCGCGCCGCGCAGAGCGCGCAGCGGGCGGTCGGCGAGCTGGATGATCCGGTGACGAGCTGCGGCGACCGCCGGCACGCTCATCGCCTCCTTGCGAGTGACCGGGATCGTGTTGACGCCGAGAATGTCGGCCCACACGAACTGCTCGAGCTGACCGTCACTCCACGGGCTGACGATGCCGCTGGTCGTCGAACCGGACGGGGAGGCCGCGGTGCGCGTCACTCGATCGAGGAGCGCTAGCTTGGTCGACAACTTCACGGGGATAACGATCCGGAGAAGGTGTTACATCTCCCCGGCGCGCGGCGTGTCGGTGCTACCCGCGCCACCCGATGAGGTCGAGCAGGGTGGGCTCGAGCGGCACCATCCGCGTCGAGAATGAGTGGCAGTTCTCGGCGACGAGCCGGCGCGGGTCGTAGTCGCATCCCGGCCCGCACACGTACGCGGCGACGAAGGCCCGGAGGTCGGCGACGTCGACGGGGCCGGCCGGCACGACCGACCCCGTGAACATGACCATGACGGGCTGTGTCATGCGTCCGCTGGCGCGGTGCGTCGAGAGTTGGCGACGCGGCGCGCGGTCGAGGCGGTGCGAGGGTCGACGTCGTGCACGTTCTCGACGTGCCGCTCACCCTGGCCGTACGCCTCCTCGAGCGACCATGCGAACGCGTGCCAGTAGCTGCACTGGTCGCAGAACGAGTGCACGTAGCGAACCTCGTCGCCGTTGCGCGTTACCTCGCGCGTGATCTTCGCGGTCATGCGGTCACGATCCCCATGTCGTCCGAACCCTTCTTGCTGTCGTGGTGCTGGTCCCAGTTGCGCAGCGCGCGCACGGCTGCGTCGAGGCAGGTGATGTCATCGCTTCGTTCCATCGGCGTAAATAGCCACACGTTCTGGTCGTTCCCGACGTACCGCTTCGCCGCGTGCTCTACGGCGGAGTCGAGGCCCACCTGCCCGTGGAAGTGCACGAGCGAGCCGCGCTCGAGGTCGCGGAGGAACTGGATGCTGCCGGCCGCAGTCTCGCGGTAGGTCTGCATCTGGAGGCGGGGCTTCGGGCGGAGGCGTGCCGTCTCGAGCGCGGTGGCCTTCCCCTCGCCGATGTCGTCGTATGCGATCGACGAGCCGGGGTAGGTGCGCGATAGCTCCTGGAGCCGCTTCGGGAGCCACAGCGTCCCGGGGCGGTGATCGACGACCTCGATGACGGCGCGCTTCTTGGCGTCGCGCCACGCGGCGACGACGGCCGCGACCGATCCTCCGGGCTTGATGGCGATGCCGAACGCGACGCGACGCGGCCGGCGGGGCATCTGTGACTTCTCGGTGTTGGTCCACCACTCGAGCGGCACGGCGCGCTCTCCGAACGTCTCAGGCCACAGCGACAGGTACTCGCGCGACCACTCGGGACGCGGGATGCTGCGCCACCGCTTGCGCATGAGCGGCTCCGTCGTCAGAGTGCCGACGCCGGGGTGCACGCTCTTGAGCAGCTCGATCGCCGTGTCCTCGTTCTCGACGAGTCCCCACGGGGTGTCGTCCGCCACCGCGAAGTCGACGCCGCCCATCTCGGGGTCGCCGGCGCGGAGCCGCTCGAGGA